ATCGGCGAAACAAATACAGCTTTTGTTGGATCAGGCCTTGACGATGCTTTCTTCTCAGGTCACTATAATGGTGATTCATCAAATAAAGGATTCTATGCAAAGATTGACGCTACAGGAACTCCTGATACTTTTGAATGGGGACATGATTCTACTGTTGGTGCTATAGCTACTGGAATTTCAATCACTGGAGCAGCACAAGAACTAGCCTTTGGTATTTCAATCGACTTTGGTGCTACAACCGGTCACACTTCTGGAGACAAGTGGACAGGTTCTGCTTCACCGGTTAACGTTGACACCGGTTGGGGATCAAATAGAAATACTGGAACTTCAGGTGTAGGTTATACACATATTGGTGTATACTATGATGTATCTGCTGAAAAGTTCCGGATGTTCGATCAGTATTATCCAGAAGTTGAAGGTTCAATTGATCCTACAGATAGTTCCTATAACGCAGCTACTCTTGTAGCTGGTACGTTTGAAGGTAATCTTACCGGTAACGTAACTGGTGATCTTTCTGGTAATGCAACAACAGCAACGACCTTAGCAACTGGTAGAACAATTTCGCTTACTGGCGATGTTACAGGAACAAGCGCATCATTTGATGGATCTGGTAACGTAAGTCTTGCGGCAACAATTGCTGCTAACTCTGTAGCACTTGGTACAGACACAACCGGTAATTACGTACAACAAGGTGCTACATCTGGTAACGGTATCTCAGGATCTGTTAACTCAGAAGGTGGAACATTCACAGTTAGTTCAAATGCTACGAACGCAAATACTGCATCAACCATCGTGTTCAGAGACGGATCTGGTAACTTTAGTGCTGGAACCATTACAGCATCATTAAGCGGTAACGTAACTGGTAACGTAACTGGTAATGCTGATACTGCTACCGCTCTTGCAACTGGAAGAAACTTCTCATTAACTGGTGATGTTACAGCCGCGGCTGTATCGTTTGATGGTACAGGAAACGTTGCACTAACAACTGCTCTTGCGGCAAATACAGTATCATCTACTGAATTGGTAAGTGCTTCTACTTTGACAATTAAGAACACTGCTGGAACAACTCTTAAGACAGTAATTGGAGCTGGTAGCTAATGGCTAATCCTAATTCAAGGCAAACGCTAATTGATTATTGTAAACGGAGACTCGGTGATCCAGTCATTGAGATCAACGTCGATGAAGATCAGCTCGAAGATCGAGTTGATGAAGCAATACAGTATTACCAAGAGTTTCACTCTGACGCGACATACAGAGCGTATGAAGCTCATCAGTTAACTGCGGATGATATCACGAATAAGTACATTACGACTTCTTCGAATGTTCATTTTGTCTCAAAAGTATTTCCTCTAATTACAAGTGCTACAGCTTCGAAGAACTTATTTAATCTTCGATATCAATTGCACTTATCAGAAATCACTGACATGTCTCAGTTTGCTGGTGATATTGCTTATTACGAACAAATTCAACAATATCTTTCATTGCTTGACATGACTCTCAACGGTCAAACAATGGTTGACTTTGCTCGTAGACAGAATAGAATTTACATTCAGGGACATTTTCAAGATTTAGATGTTGCAGCTGGTGATTATATTGTATACGAATATTATAGTACGATTGATCCAAATACTCACACTTCAATCTATAACGATATGTGGTTAAAAGAATATACAACTGCATTGTTTAAACTTCAATGGGGGATGAATCTTATTAAGTTCGAAGGTATGCAGTTACCTGGTGGAGTTATTATCAATGGCCGCCAGTTATTTGATGACGCTACAGGAGAAATTCAGGACTTAAGAGAAAGAATCAGACTCGAACACGAAATGCCTGCCGACTTCTTTGTAGGATAAATTATGGCCACCAATTTTTATGTTAATCAAGCAGTAAGATCAGAACAAAATCTTTACGAAGATATTGTTCTTGAGTCTATTAAGATGTATGGGCAAGATGTCTATTACTTACCGCGCGATATTGTAAATGAAAATAAAGTCTTTGGTGAAGACGTTCCTTCTTCATTTAATTCGTCGTATAAAGTTGAAATGTATATTGACAACATCGAAGGATTCGAAGGTGAGGGAGATCTCTTTACTCGATTCGGTGTTGAGATTAGAGATGAGGCTACATTTGTTGTAGCAAGACGTAGGTGGTCACAGACAGTTTCAAGATATGATAACGATATTTCAGGTGATAGACCAAGAGAAGGTGATCTAATATATCTTCCTCTTTCAAATTCAATGTTCGAAATTACTCATGTAGAGCATGAATTACCTTTCTATCAATTGTCTAATCTTCCAGTATTTAAATGTCGTGCTCATCTGTTTGAGTATAACGATGAAGACTTTGATACCAGTGTCGACGCTATTCAAGATATTGAAGAAAGATATTCATACCAGTATGTGCTTACATTAGATTCGTCTAGTTATTACACACTTCCAGGTCATACCGCTACACAAACATTACCAGGTGGAGTAACTATATCTGGTGAGGTAATGAAGTATTCTGACAGTGATGATCTACTTTATCTTGGTCATGTTGGAGCAAGTGATGGCTTGTACAGAAATTTTGTAACTTCAGATTCTGCTGCTCTTAAGATTACTATTTCAGGCAGAACTAATACTCTTATCGGTGATTCAGACTTCATTATCACGGCTGTTGCTGAAGAGAATAAGATATCAGAAAACGAACAAAATACATTCTTCTCAGATTATGTCGATGACTTCCTTGACTTTACTGAGTCTAACCCATTTGGTGATCCGGAGGATAATTAATGGTAGACGATTTTTTTGATTTTGGTTTTACTGCAGTAGATGAAGATGAACTTCAATCTGTTCAAGACGCTCAAAAAGCTGTTGGTGACGTTGCGGTTGAAGCCAAAACAGCACAAGAAAAATTAGATAAATTATATAATGCTATTGTGCCTTTACTCAATAACTTGAAAAAGAATCCAGAGAAAGACTATATTCTCTGGCCAAATAGATTAGAAAAAGTTGAAGCTTTTGAAGATCACTTACAAGGAATTTATAAAAGCTAATGTTTGGTGGACACTTTTATCACGAGAAAACAAGAAAAGCAGTTGCACTCTTTGGTAAACTGTTTAATAACTTGTATGTGCTTCGTAAAAATAGCAGTGGTGGAGTTATTTCTCAAGTAAAAGTTCCGTTATCATATGCTCCAAAATCTAAATATCTTGAACGTATTAGAGAAAATCCAGACTTAACTACAGATACAAAAGTAGCAATTAAGCTTCCGCGGATGTCTTTTGAGATTACAGCTTTTTCGTATGATAACCAAAGACAATTATCTAAGACAAATAACTTTACTCGGTTTGGTACAGCTGACACAAATAGAAATAAGTTTTACACTGATGTTCCGTATGTACTTTCATTTCAATTAAATATTTACGCTAAAACTCAAGACGACGCTCTACAAATTGTTGAACAAATTTTACCTACGTTTAATCCACAATACAGCGTAACCATGAAACCTTTTGCTGAATATACAGATGTTTTAGAAGATGTGCCAGTTACTATATTAGGTGTAAGTTTTTCTGACGATTTTGAAGGAGAACTTGGAGCTCGTAGAACTCTCATCTATACAATAGATTTTGAAATGAGAATTAAGTATCACGGAGCAGTTAATACGAGTAAAATTATTCGTGATTCTAGAGCTAAGATATTTGATATAGGAGCTGGCACTCTTGCTGATTCTGATATTAGACTATTAACGATTCAAGTAACACCAGATTCTGATGGTGTAAATATATTAGGTGACTCCGATTTTGGATTCACCCGTACTGACTATGGTGCTGATAGTGACATCTCCTGATAATGACAACACAAAGAGTGATTATGATTATTCTCGTGAAACATACTATGAACTAATTGAAAGAGGTAAAGACGCTCTTGAAAATATGATAGACGTTGCTCGTGAATCAGAGCATCCTCGAGCTTATGAAGTTCTATCGACACTAATTAAAAATGTTTCTGATGTTAATGATAAATTAATGGATCTTAATAAGAAAAGAAAAGATCTCGAAAAGAAAGAAGAAGCAAAGCAAGTAGAAAATCAACAGAATAATTTCTTTCTTGGTTCTACTGCTGAAGTTCAAAAATTGCTTCAACAAGGTGAAATAATTAATGCTGAACCAGTTAAGGACGTATTTAGGGAATCCTAATGTCAAGAGAGACGGTGTACAAGAACAATGGACACCAGAAAAACTCCAAGAATATGTTAAATGTAGCAAAGATCCAGTATATTTTGCGGAGAAATATGTAAAGGTAATTTCACTTGATAAGGGACTAGTTCCATTTATTCTGTATCCTTATCAAAGAAAAATGTTTGGACAGTTTAATGAGCATCGGTTTAACATTGTTCTGGCTTGCCGCCAGTCAGGAAAATCCATATCAGCCTGCGCATACTTGCTCTGGTATACGTTGTTCCATCCGGAGAAAACTGTTGCGATCCTCGCTAACAAAGGAGCAACAGCGAGAGAAATGCTCTCAAGGATTACCCTTATGCTTGAAAACTTACCGTTCTTTCTTCAACCGGGAACAAAAGCTCTCAACAAAGGTTCTCTTGAGTTCGGCAATAATTCTAGAATCATTACTGCTGCAACCTCTGGTTCTTCTATTCGTGGTCTTTCCATTAACTTGCTTTATCTTGACGAGTTTGCTTTTGTAGAGCGAGCCAATGAGTTCTATACCTCCACATATCCAGTTATATCTGCGGGAAAGGATACAAAAATTATCGTTACCTCAACTGCGAATGGTATCGGCAATACTTTCTATAAGATATGGGAAGGAGCAACTCAAGGAGTTAATGAGTTCTCTCCTTTCAGAGTCGACTGGTGGGACGTCCCAGGACGAGACGAAAAATGGAAGCAATCAACAATAGCTAATACTTCTCAGCTTCAGTTTGATCAAGAATTTGGTAATACATTCTTTGGAACTGGTGATACTCTAATTAATGCTGAAACTCTGATGGGTTTCAGAGCATTAAATCCTAAAAAGATTATGGAAAACGGAGACTTCTTAGTTTATAAAGAGACAGTTAAAAAGCATGAGTATATTATTACTGTTGATGTTGGAAAGGGAAGAGGCCAAGACTATTCTACGTTTAACGTGATCGATATTAGCGTGTCGCCTTTTGAGCAAGTTGCTGTGTACCGCAACAATACTATCTCGCCTCTGCTCTTCCCAAATATTATTTATAAGTACGCTAATGTCTACAACAAAGCTTATGTTGTTATAGAATCAAACGACCAAGGATCTGTAGTATGTAATGGTCTATATCACGAACTAGAATATGAAAATGTACATGTAGAATCAGCAATTAAAGCTAATTCTATTGGTGTGACAATGACTCGTAAAGTCAAAAGATTAGGTTGTTCTGGTCTTAAAGACATATTAGAAAATAATAAAATAAAAATAGTTGATGAAAATACCATCCTTGAAATATCTACGTTTGTGGCTAAAGGACAGTCATACGAAGCATCTGAAGGAAATCATGATGACTTAGTCATGAATTTAGTCATGTTTGGTTATTTTGCTCAGACTCAGTTCTTTAACGACATGACTGACATTAATATAAAGCAAATGTTATTCGAAGAAAGAGTGAAAGCTATTGAAGACGATATTGTACCGTTTGGATTCGTCGATGATGGGTCTGATTACATAGATCAGATCGAAAAGCCTGAATGGGTGATTGAATTTGATGAAAACATATAATATTATAAATATAACCATATAGTGAACAACCGTATTATGAATCATAAAATTAAACCCAAGAGGTACAATTATGGCACTTTTCGCACCATCTGAATCTCCTGCGGTTGTCGTCAAAGAAGTAGATCTGACAGGTGGTGTACCTAATGTTCAGACCTCTACTGGGGCGTACGCAGGTAAATTTATGTGGGGTCCGGCCGATCAAACAACTCTAGTAGCTAATGAAGAAGAGCTAGTAGAAACCTTTGGCGCGCCAAACACTGCCCACTCAATTAATTTTCATGACGCAGCTTACTTTCTGCGTTACTCAAACACACTCCAAGTAGTTCGTATCGCTGATTCCTCTGCAGGGAACGCGGTAGCAACTAGTGGACAAACTTCTTCATACGCTGTTGGTACTTACACCGTACCGACCGTTAAAAACAAAACTAATTTCGACGCTCAGATTTCGGCACTCGATTCTGATGGTCATACATTTGTTGCTCGTTATCCAGGAACTCTCGGTAACTCAATAAGAGTTTCAATTTGCCCTCCATCATTCAGCGATTCTGCTTTTGACGGATGGACTTACAAAGGTTCATTTGACGCACCACCTACTACGTCAGATTGGTCTTTTGCTCGTAACGCAACAAACGACGAAGTACACGTAGCTGTTGTCGATGTTAACGGTCAGTTCTCTGGTACTAGTGGAACAGTTTTGGAAACATACCCATTTGTTTCAGTAGCGTCAGATGCTAAAAACGTAGATGACGGATCATCGATCTATATTAAAGATGTTCTTAACGAACGTTCACGTTATGTACACTTTATTGATTTTGATTCTAACTTTACTAACTTCGGTAATGCTGGTACAGCAACAACTTCAGGTACAGCTAAAGACTTCTTAGGAACTGCTGTACAGACGTCTGCAATTGTTAACTTTGCTTTTGATTCAGGCACAAACTCTGGAACAATTTCAAATGGTCAATACCTTAATGCCTTTGATCTTTTTGAAGACAAAGACGTAATTGAAGTCGACTTCTTGATTGCTCCTGGAATGACAGCACGCGCTGATCAAACAGTAGTTACTAACGACCTAATTTCAATTGCTGCTGATCGTAAAGATTGCTTAGTTGTTACTGGTCCAGCTCGTA